TACCAATGCACTTGATACCAATCCTACATCTTATAACTTTGCAGTGACTGATAACTCTACAGCAACTCGTGATATTTATCTTACTGCAGGTGATTGGCAAATTATTGTAACTAGTGCCGCTAGTGTTTATGACGTATTACCCCAACAGTATACTGCAGATCACGAAAGAGACGTTACTTTAAATGGCACTACGGTCTCAACTAGTATTAATTTCCAAAGAAGTGGAGGTGCGGGACACGGTTATACACAAACTGGAACCGACATTGGTGTTGCAACAACAACTGTATCTACTGCAGATACGTTTACGTTGTCAATTGCCGCAGGTACTAGCACTTTAACAACTGGAGATCCAAACACTGAAGTTATTCCTGATAGTAAAGGATTAAAAGTTACCGTTGAAAAACTGAGTTAATGATTAAAACTCCAGTAGCAATACAGCCTGCATACACGATTTACTTTGAACGCTTTGCAGATAGAACTTGGACACATGCTGATGTACACAAGTGGACACCAAGTATTAAAAAAGAATTTAAACAAGTACATGGACTTTTACAGATGATGCATGGACAACCGTTTTTTTGCTTGACTGACAACCCCAAGTTGGAGAAGTTTGTGCAGTCTATTGGATATAAATATGTACAAACACTCTCATGTGATGATGGGATAAATAGACCTATGTGGAGATATACAAATGGGTAGCTTAGTAGGAGGATTGTTCGGCAAAGGAGGTGTAGGTACTTCTCAAGAAGCAATCACACGTGCTAGAGAGCTAGGAGCAGAGTCTGTATTTAAACCATACACAGTTACTACATCTGCAGGTATGGCTAAATATACACCAGATCAAGGATTTGAAACAACTCTTGCGGCTCCTTATCAAAATATTCTTGGAACAGCTTTAACAGGTGCAGGAAGTTTGTTTGAACAAGCGGCGGCGTTTGATCCTACACAACGAGGGCAAGAAATATTTGCAGAGCAATCTGCTTTGTTACAGCCTCAGTTCCAACAGCAAGCACAACAGCTACAGCAATCTTTGTTTGGCTCTGGTCGATTAGGTCTACGACTTGCAGGCGAATCAGCAGGCTTAGGTGCAGGCTCCGGTATGGTACAACCTGATGCATTAGGTCTTGGACGCGCTCAACAACAAACATTGGCACAGCTTGCGGCAGGATCACGTGGACAAGCTCTTGGTGAGCAAGCACAACTACAACAACTAGCAGGTGGTATGCTAGGTGCAGGTATGGGCATCAGCGATATGGAACGCGCACTAATGGCTCAAGGTGTTGATGCTGAAACTGCTCGTGCGGCGGCGGCGTATGGCTCAGGTCAAATGCAGTTAGCTCCATATCAAACAGCGGCTCAAATGCAAGAAGGTAGACGTTCATCTAATATGGGATTTTTTGGATCAATGTTAGGAAGTGCCGTGACTGGTGGCCTTTTTTCGTAGTACCCCCGGTGAAGTTTATGGCTTAGGGGGTTATGGCGGAACAGGTGCAAGTAACGCATTTCAATTTTATAGAAACCCAACTGGATATATGGGATCATTCTGATGGCAACTAGACAACAAGTATTATCTCTCTTTGGTGCAACACCGGAGCAAATTCAACAAAGAGAGCGGGAACAGCTCCGAGAATTTCTTGCGTCTCAGCGTACTCCAGAGACAATTGCAGGGAGTGCTATTGGTTTAGGACTAGCTCGTTTGTTTGGTGGCGAGTCTGCTGATGTTGTTGAAGCTCGTAAGTTACAGGGCGTAAGAGAAGGTCTTGATCTGACAACAGAAGAAGGCATGCGCGATGCGGCTAGACGTTTACAAGAGGCAGGCTTTGAAGATCGTGCATTACAGATTCTTGATATGGCAGATCGTAAAGCTACTGCAGAACAAGCAAGAGATATTAGTCAAATCAAGATTATTGACAAGCAAGTTACTCGCCCTGTTACAACAGTTGATGAGTTTGGCGAAACCCGTACTACAGCAGTAAAAATTAATGTACCTCATAAGTTTAACATTCTTACTGATGAGCTTACACCGATCTTTGATGAAGAAACTATGCAGTCAATGGCACAAGAGCAAGCAGGTGGAGTTAAGGTAGAGGTTGAAAGCGAAAGTCCTGAGTCTCGCGCACGTTCTGAATTACTGGATCGTATTGATCGTATTCCTGTAGGTGGGGTAGAGAACATTGGCGGACGCTACATTAGACGTATAGGCCCCGGCCCTAATGATATAGTAGAACTAACACTAGAAGAGGTAAGGCAAATCCCAACTGAAGCACAATCTACAGTAGATCGTCCGGTGATGCCATGACACGGGAAGAGCTTGTAAACAGTTTGATTCAGCAAGACGCTGAAGAGAAGACGCCTCAGTCTACAGAGTCTACTCGTTTAGTTGACGATATTATTCGTGAGACTAAAGAAGAAACTGGTTTTACACGTTGGGCACAATATTCTGCCGCATCATCATTTATGGGTCTTGCGCAAATTGCAGAAGACTTGGGTCTTGGAATTGACTTTGATGAAGATGAAGCTCTGCTCTACCGTGACATGGCTGAGATTGCAGGAGAAGATAATTTACTTGCATCTCTTGCAGGCCAGTTAGTTGGTGGATCTGTTGATCTTGTAGGTGGGGGTATTCTTGGCGGGCTAGGTCGAGTTACAACAGCACTCGGTAAGTCTGGTTGGAATAACCTATTTACACAAGGTTTAGCGGGCGGTGCAATTGGTGGTTTCTTAGAGCCTATTCTTACTGAAGAAGATAGCACTGCTATGAATGTCGCGGCAGGTACAGCCTTTGGTGGTGTACTAGGCGGTGCGGCATATGGTATTGGTAAACTCCTTACTCCTACAATTCCTACGCCAAGTCCTCCTACACAACAAAGACAGTTAGCGTTACCTGCTCCAGAAGCACCTGTTGCATTACTACCATCTCCAGAAGTAGCTACTCCTCGTTTACCATTCCAGCCGGGTACTGAGGGTAAACCTGCTACTGCGGGTGGGACAGTACCAATGACTCAGGAAACTACGGGCCTTGCTCCTATACAGGGCTATCCTGCAGGGGTTCCTGCGGCTCCGGGCGTACCTGCTCCACGCGGTAGTGCAACACCAATCCGCCCTGTTGAGTTTAACGAGCAAGATTCCTTTGATGCATTAGGTCAAGTACGTGCTGACTTGATGAACCTGACTGACACAGGTCTTGAAAAAGCTGACTACCGTAGAGCGCAAGTACAAGCCCGTAATCTTAGTGGTCAGATTGAAAAACTACGCCAAGACATTGCTAAGAGTAAGCGTGGTTCCCAACAGCAAAAGAAACTACAAAAAGATTTAAAAGAAGCAGAAGCTAAACTTAAAGATCCAAATGAAACAATCAAGAAATGGGAGACAGGCGAGCAAGCTAAAAAAGAACTAACTCGCTTAGACAATGGACAGGTCTCTCCTCTTATACTCGATCGTGTTGCTAACGTAGCTAAGAAGAAACCTCTTGCACGTGCAGTACAGGAGTCTAAGCCTAAAGAACCTCGTCCATCTGCAAAGGCGGCGGCAACTCGTGAGGCTAGAACAACAGGTGTATCTGAGCCTGTAACACAAGTAGAAGAACCTACTCCTGCAAGACCATTCCAACGTCCTGAAGCAGAGCCAACTCCGCCTCCTAATGTACGTACTACAGAGACTGATGTTGGTCGTCGTATCCTAGAGCGCAGAGCAGAAGACAGTTCTGTTGGTGCAATGGAAACAAGTAAAGCTATTGCAGGTGTAGACACAGAAGCCACAGATCGTATTCCATTTAGAAGCACTCGTGCTAAAGAACTAGAAGGGGAAGTACCGGGACAAGGTGGCCGTGTCTTTACGGAAGCAGAATTACGCAGACGTAAGATGTATCAGAATGCGGAAGAGACTGGACGACAGCATTACTTTCAGCCTGAAGACTTGCTTGATATGAAGTATAGCTTTGCCAACGTAGAAGAAGCGGCAAGGATTATGCAAGATGATATTAATCAAATGATTACTGAGGGCAACTATAAAGATGCAGGTGACTGGTTAATTAAAACATTTAATGAGTCAAGAACTAAAACTCTTACACCTGTTGAGCAACTAGCGGCATCACGTATCTTTGCTATTGCATCAGACAACTTAAACAGACTAATGCCTATGTTCCGTAAGCTCGCAAAAGAAGATGCACTCAACACTGCTGAAGCTGTGCGAATGACAGATGATCTACAGGTAACCAAGGAACTTATGACACTCATGCGTCAACTAGAACGTATTGATGAAGCATCACGTACTAATATCTCACGTGCGCTGAACAGTTACAAACTGGCAAACAAGTATCAACAAAAACACCAACGCCAGTTGATGGAGGGTAAGATCATCACTGACCTATTCTTTGGAGTAACCTGTGGCTAAAGCAAAACCAGATGATGTAATGATTGGAGAATGCGCTAATAGTATTGGTACATTTGCACACGCACTAGACCCTGCGGCATTCACTAAGAAAGAACTAGACACTGCTGTTAATAATGCGCTTGGACAAATTGGTCGCCCTAAGAATGCATGGGATGTAGCAATTGAGATTCAGATTAACTCCCTTCTCTCTGGCTTTGGTACACCAATCGCTAACGCCGCATCTGTTATCTATAAACAAATCACAAATCCAATGATTGATGCTGTTGAGTCTCTCAACCCTAAGTCACAGAAAGAGTTTGGTGATGTTGTTGCAGGTATCCAAGCAATGCTCCAAGGCTTTGGCTCAGATGCAATGTACTTCAAAGCAGGGTGGACTAACGCATACCCATTGGACATTGATCTAAACATTCGTGATTCAGCTAAGCGTTTGAATATCTCAGAAGCAGACGCTAGGGAAAAGTTTAGACAAGCTATTATTGAAGAACGTGTTGGTCTTGCATTACAACGTGAGCCTAACTTAAATCGTCAATCTGTTTACGACACGTTAAATAAAAACTACAAGCCGACTGATGATGAAATCAATGCGTTTGTAAAAGAAAGCTATGACTATGTACGTGGAGCTATCCCTGCTCGTTTTGGTGGAAACATTATACGTATGCCTACACGTCTGTCAGTTGCAATTGATGAATATGGTAAGGCTCGTTTTAGGCGTTACAAGATTGCTATGCTTGCTTCACAGAAAGCTAGATCAGAATCTAAAGGCAATGCTAAGAAGTACAAAGAACTGTATGACCAATACATGACAGATAGTATGGAGCATATCAAGATTGATGATGACTTTGCCGGGAAGCCTGATGCGGATATGCTTAGGGCAGAAGCTGTTAAAAGATCATTTGGTAAACTTCAGCAAGACCTTGATAAAGTATTTGGTGCTGACGTTACTGCATACAAAACCGTTAAAGAGTATGCACTGCGTGAGATGTTTCAGCAACGTCTGACTGGTAGCGTACAAGCTGTTCAAGATGCACGTAACAAGTACCCATTACTTCACCTATTTGTACCTTTTATGAAGACCCCTTGGAATATTGTAAAGGAAGGTACTACATTTATTCCGGGATTGCCACAAGTAGCAAAGAAATACCTTGGTCCTAAAGTTGATGAGAAGGGTATTCCCAATGACATGAAGAATATGGGTGCATACTATGAGTTTACAAATGAAGAACTCCTTGCGCGTAACATCTTAGGCGGTACGTTATTCGCTATGGGAATGGGTATGGTGCAAGAGGGCATGCTGACAGGTAAACCTAGAAATGCGGCAGAAGCACAGGCTTGGAAAGACGCAGGTATACCCCAGTCATCTATTCGTATTGGTGATGTATGGGTTGCATATGATCGTATTGAACCTCTTGCAACTCCACTTGGTTTAATTGCTGAGATGGGACGCTTATGGGATGACGTTGCTAGTCTACCTGAAGCAGATCAGAAGTGGGACGTATGGGGTGAAGAAGTTGGTAAGGGTATGGGCTTTGCTATCAAGTCACAGATCTTACAGAAGACTTTCTTTGAAGGTATCAACACGCTTGTAGGTGATACTGTTACTGCTATTGAGCGAGGTGATCCATCAAGCGTAGCGGTTGCAATTGGTAGACAGTTTACTCCTGCAATTCTTAATCAAGTAGCACGTTCAATTGATCCTTATGATCGACAAGCAACTACAGTAGTAGAAAAGATTCAACAACGAATCCCAGGGTTGCGTGAAGAGTTACCCATTGAGTATGGTCTAACAGGTGGCCCTCGTGAGCGTAACATGGCACAGGCGTTGACTTCATTTAATGTTCAGTCAGCAGATCAGACTCCGTTGCAAAAGGCTGTCTATGATCTTGGTGTTACAAAGATGCGTGAGGATGATGACTTAAAAAGCGTTGAGTTAAACAATGATCAATTGTCAATGCTACGTAAGATGAGTAATGACTATATCAGTCCACGTCTTGAGCGTTATGTTAGCTCACCATTCTTTTCGCGGCAGTCTAAAGCTAGACAAAAGGTTCTATTAGAAAAACAAATTGATAGGCTAAAGCGTGGACCACGCCAGAGATTCTACAACATGTTACGTCGTAGTGATCCAGAGATGGCCCAGAAATTTAAAGTAGAGATGCTACGTAAGCGCGGACGGTTAGAGTAAGTTAACGGCGTTAACCATAAAAAAGCCCCCTTGCGGGGGCAGTCCACTGGAGGGTGGTTCAGTCGTCAGCAAGTCCGTAGACAGTGCCAACCATAACCTTTACAAATGGTACATTAAAAATATAACCATCAAAGAAATAAATCGTAGCGTCTTCTTCTGATTCTCCACGCTGATGGCCATACACAGGCTGTGCTTCCACAGACTCAACAGACAATCCGAAGACGTGCCAAAAGCTAAACTGTACTACCATCCCCAATCATCTCCTTCCAATCCATGTGCGTTATAATCAGTCACTCGCTTCTCAAAGAAGTTACTCATTGACGATCCGCCTAGTAACTCTTCCATCCACGGTAGAGGATTCTCCTTAACCTTCCAGTTCGTCTTGAGACCAAGTTGTAGTAGACGTCTGTCTGCGAGGTAGCGAATGTACTGCTTGACATCTGCCGACGACAAACCTTCCAAGTCACCCATCTCATACGCAAGATCAATAACCTTGTCTTCCAGTTTGACAGCAGTGCGGAACATCTCGTAGATACTCTTTTTGAAATCGTCATTAACGATTCGCGGATGTTCATTGCAATACTCCCTGAATAACTTAGCCATCCCCTCTGCGTGTTGTGACTCATCACGTACTGACCACTCAACAACAGTACACATACCCGGCATCTTACCGAAGCGTTGGTAGTTAAGTAGCATCGCAAATGCTGAGAACAAACTCATGCCTTCATTCAACACTGAACGTGCAATTGCAAGGGCTGTACCGCTTATAGAATTTACGTCTAATCCGGACATGAACTCCAGTTTTGCAGACATTTGTTCATACTCTAAGAACGCTGTAAACTCCTCTTCCGGAAGTCCGAGAGTGTCATTAAGTAAGGCGTATGCTCGTTGGTGGATGAACTCACGAGAAGCAAAGGCTGTGAGCATGGCTCTGATTTCATTGTTCTTGAACTTGGGTATATAATACTCAAGATAGTTTGTTCCAACCGCCACGTCCGTTTGTGTAAATAACCGCAAGATCTGAGTGATATGGTTCTTCTCTGCCTGCGATAATGCCCCTGACTTCCAATGGTTGACATCGGTCTGTAACTCCAGTTCATCCTCGATCCAGTGGATACGCTCATGTTCTGTTGCGTATGTCACTGCCCAAGGGTATGCGAATGGTTTATAACTTTTGCTCTGTTCCTGCAAGCTCATATAATTGTTTCTCCAGTGCGTCCAGTTTATTGGACATTTGTTGTACGACTGTAAAGCAGTCATTAAGTAATCGTTTGTTAAAGGGGTCAGAGTCTTTAATGATCGCTAACCTCTCAAGTAATATTTGTTCTTCCGTTTTCATCCCTGACAACTCACACATACTTCTTCATCCTCAAAATCTTTCAATGCATTACGGTCCACTTTAGTCCCGACCTTCTCCGCTGTAACACCTGCAGTCGTGCGTAGATAATATAATCCCTTAAGCCCTTCCTTCCACGCCTTGAGGTGTACCTGATTGACAATAGCCTTGTCAGTACCCGATGGGAAAAACACGTTAACACTCTGTCCCTGACATATAAACTCCTGTCGCTTTGCTGAATGTTCAACCACCCATCCCTGATCGAGTTCAAACGCTGTCTTGAACGTTGCTTTCTCATCTTCAGATAGAAACTCTAAGTGTTGAACAGAGCCTTCATTCTCAAGGATGCTTTTCCACACCTTCTTTGTGTTCTGTCCTTTGTCATCTAGAAGTTCCTCCAGATACGGATTACGTACAGTATGACTCCCGGCACGAGTACGATGGACATAGCAGTTGCTAATACGTGGTTCAATGCTAGCAGAACACCCGCATAGGATACTAGAATTAGCGTTAGGAGCAACAGCCAACAGATGCATATTTCTAACACCATAACCCACCCCATCAGGACACTCGCCGCGCTCCACAGCGAGACTGTATGTGGCCTCAAGGGACTGGGCTTTGATGTCTTGGAAGATGTGGTAGTTCTCACTTGCGGCCTGCCATGATTCCCAAGCTAGTCCTTTGGACTGGAGGTAACCGTGGAAGCCCATTGCTCCGAGACCGACTGAGCGTTCTCTGTAAGCTGAGTACACAGCTTTTGATAGTTCTTCTGGTGCGTTGTCAATAAAGAATTGAAGCACGTTGTCCAAGAATCGGATAAGGTCTCCAACCATTCCTGTTGTTTTCCACTCGTCATACTTTTCAAGGTTGACTGAGGAGAGACAGCAGACGGCTGTGCGTTCTTCACTTGTTGCGAGATGGATTTCATTGCAGAGGTTACTGCCATTAATTGACAATCCAAGTTTTCTTTGAGCTTCTGGTAAGCCGCGTCTGGCTGTGTCGATAAAGTTAAGGTAAGGACTGCCAGTTCTGAAGCGAGCTTCAAGGATTCGTTGCCACAGTCTACGAGCTTTGACTGTCTCTCTAACAATTCCTGTACTTGGGTCTGTAAGATTCCATTCTGTATCATTGATTACACTCTCCATAAAATCATCTGTGATGTTCACAGCATTAAATAAATTGAAACACTTGCGGTTGATGTCACCACCAGTGGCTACTTTGAAAGACACAAACTCCTCGATGTCAGGGTGCGCCACATCCATGTATGCGGCATAGCTACCCTTTCTTGTCTTTCCTTGTTTGTACGCTGTCATCTGTGCGTCTACTACTTTCATGAACGGTATCGGTCCGGGGGCTTTGTCGCTGATCCCTCTCACGTCTGACCAATGCCCACCCACACCTCCGCCCTTTACGGAAAGCCATGCTACTTCACCATTATGTTCAATAAGGCTATCAAGATTGTCCCCCACATAAGTAAGGAAACAGCTAATAGGCAACCCACTAATCTTTCCATTCGGTTCTGGGGCATTGCTGAGGACAGGTGACGCAAACATGAACCAACCTTTCGAGGCATAGTCATAAATGCGTTGTGCCAAATCGAAATCGTCAGCGCAGTAAGCCACTGCCGCACGAGCGAAAGCCTGTTGAGGAGACTCTTCATGTTCAAGCATATAGTAGTCACGCATAAGCGTAGTAGCTTGTTCACTGAGGCGATTATCTCTTTCATAATCAATCGTTATCCCAAGGTGTTGACTCATCGAAATCATTCTCCAGTGTATCTTGTTGTTGTTCAATTCGATCTAGGAATCGTTCTACTAAATCTTCTGAGGTAACTTCTAAAGTTTCCAGTAGAGTTACCTCATCCAATTGCTTGAGTTTGTCTTTAATTTCTTCAAGCGTAAGCATCTATCTTACCATACTTCTATCAGTTTGTCAAGGTAATGCTTGCACTTTTGCAGATCAAGCACACCGCCTTTGTCTTGGAATCGAGCAATGTATTTGATTACATTACCCATCAAGAATCCTTTGAACTGTTCTTCAGTCATCCAAGATTGCATAGCATCCCAAGGCTGAATATCTTTGTTCGTGTAATGACTACCGCCTAGTTGATACTCACGAGCCATAGAACTTATATCAGGCATAGCGCTCCCTCAAGTAGTTAATAGACACAGGCATCTCATCGAATGTACCGTCCATGACTTCATGCAACATCCAGATACCAGACCATGATCCGTTAGTCTGTGGATTCAAGTAGTCCTCATCATGTTGATAGTAGATACCTGCAAACAATCCAGTGATGCGCTTACCATCAGCACGTCTAGCGTAAGAGATGCTACGATCCTGTACGTGTCCCATAACGCACGACATATGTTGCTTGTTGATCAATGCATTAGATGAACTTACTGGTCTTCCCATAACACCGCTAACAAAATAATGGCTGTAACAGACACCATCAATAACCACAGGTTGTAAGAAATCATAGACCTCCCACCCCATCTCTTTCAAGTACAGATCGTCAAAGGACATCAAGCCCTCTAGCTTAGGGTCAGCGTTGATTGCACGAGCAATACGATACTCATGGTTACCAAGTGTGAATACTAAACGAGGGGTCCACTGCTTGTGTTTGTTACGCGATAATCGCTTTTGTTCTTTCTCAATAGGTGCAAGAAACTCTTGCATTGCCTCGATACCTGAATTGATATCATTGATATATCGTCTACCTTCAAAGGACTTCTTGCCTACATCATACGTTGATAGACTAGGTAAATCAAAGTGATCACCAATGTGTATGATTACATCCGGCTTCTTTTCAACTGCGTATTCTCCTGCCCATCTCAAGTGATCCGTTGGATTACCCGGCTTGACTTGAGTGTCAGGTATTACCATGTGTTTCATCATTCTCTCCGGAGTGGTTAACGGCGTTAACCTTACTCAGTAGTTCAAAGAAATGCTCTGCGTCTACGACTGCGAGAGGTCTTCGTCTGTTTTCTTTAACGACGACAAGTGGCTGTGCATCACCTCGATTGTTGCACTGGTCAACATAACGATAGACTCCAACTCTTGCAAGCGATTTGCATTCGACATCATACGAGAAAGACTTGCGAGCCAAAGGGCTAAGTTGAACATCACTGCCACTAACACCCATACTGGTTGATCTAACATCGTCACTCTCCAGATGTGGATACGTCTGCAGAATCTGCTCCGCTGTCCACTGTTGTAGTTTTCTGCCCTTCGCTTTGGCACTCTGCGTTTTCATTAGGGGCTTCCCATAGTTGTCCATGTGTACGTTGTAAGAACAGCAGGCGTCCATTCTCTACTGCTCTCTCAACACTACCTAAATTCTCAACGCAAACATCAAACATCTCTCGTTCACTCAATCCATTGAGTAATTTGTACGCCTTCTTAGGGCCAATACCTTTGACACCTACGATGTTATCAATTCGATCACCTGTCAAGAACTGACAGTAGAAGTTAAGCAAGCCTTCATCATGTGTAACGTAGTACTTATCACGCTTGACAAAGTTGTAGTGCCATCCTTGCACCTGATCAAAGTCCTTGTCCAATGAGACAATGATTGAGTTATCGCCATGCGTTGTTGCCGCAATAGCAATCTCATCGTCAGCCTCACAGTTCTCAGATACTTGACCGTTCCATGAATACTCAAGGTACTCCCGCAACAGAGTATGATGCTTTGGTTTTTCTCCTTTGCGGTTTCCCTTGTATGGCTCGGTGACTGCTATATCATTTCGGAAGTTGGTCTTACCAGTTAAGAACGTAATCCATTCAGATACATTCAGTTGGAACATAACCAAGTCTTCCATGAAGGAGGCCATCGTCCTGATAGCCACATCTTCAGACTCCTCTTGCGTTGCGAATCCTATCCGATAGCAGAGGATGTCACCGTCCACGAGAGCTATCACAGGGTCTCTTCTTCCTCCATGTTCTCCTCTGGGACATACTGATTCAGATCAGTAATAACTAACTTGGCTACACCAAGCGACATACCTTTCTTACCCTGCGGATTAGTCCACGAGTAAGGCTTGACCATCACGTCAGCACGTGAGCCGTTACCCACCAAGATGTCAGGACCAATCACGTCGCCGTTCTTGTCATGAGGTTTGATCTCATAGTTAGAAGACTTACATGTGACAAAGAACCCACGCTCATCGTCCTTGCTACGGACAGATACACCTGAGTCTTCGACAGCCTTGATCTGATCTTCTGTGAGATTAACCAAGTCCACTTGGAACTTGTTGCTGAGTTTGTTGCGAGTGTACAGGTTAGCCCAGAACACTTCGACATTAGATAGTTTGAAGATATTACTCATATATGACTCCTTCAGTCAGTGGTTGTAGTATACATAGGTTAACGGCGTTAACCACAGATGTTAGTGTGTATCATACCAAGTCTTACCAATCTTAGACTCAGCATCTACTGGACATCGAATGTCCAAGGTAATCCCTGCTTTGCGGGCAGAGTCAATCATGATTGCCGCAACTTCTTCGCCATAGCGTTCCGTTGTTTCAATCTGAATTTCATCATGTACAAATGCAACTTGCCGCACAGGTAAGCGAACTCGCTTGAATTGTTGGTGTGCTTCAATACACCACTGCTTTGCAATGATAGCCCCACAACCTTGAAGGAGGCTGTTGAGCGCGGCATGCTCAGATCTAACAATGATTCTTCTACCATCCAACCCCGGTACGTACCCTTTGACCGCCACTTTCTTAACTTTTTCCATGAGCCTTGATAGCGCAGGGGTGTTAGCATAAAAGCGAGACAAGACCTCTTGCCCTTCACGCGCACCTCCCCCGACAATACTACCAATCTTTGCGGGTCCCGCACCGTAAAGGGTTGCATAGATGAGAGTCTTAGCCTGCGGCCTCGTAATACCTGCGGCATCTGCGTTCTTCTGATGGATATCTCCATTCAATAATTCCTCTTGCCACTCTGGATCTTGCATGTAATGCGATAAGCATCTCAACTCGATCCCTGAAAGATCCGTCCCGCATAAGACGTTACCCTCATCAACAGTCCAAAGACCACGACACTCAGGTCCATACTCACTATTAACACTGGGGATCTGTCCCATGTTAGGCTTCTGATGTGTCATGCGTCCAGTCACAGCACCGTTGGTGATCACTCTACCATGTACCCTACCATCATCTTTGATGCTATCAATCCACGAATCAAGTAAGCCAACGCGCTTCTGAATCATCAGGTACTCAGCAATCAATTGTGCTTCAGGTAAATCAATACCCTTGAGCGTACCTTCATCAACTATGATACTACCTTTCTCAGTCGTCTTAGTAAACTTAACGCCACGTTCCTGCAGACGCTCTGCGATTTGTTTACGTGACCCCACATTGAATACGGTAACCCTGTCCTTGAGTTGCTTGCCCGTCTTCTCTGACCAACGCTCTTCCACAATCGGAGGAAATATATTTTGCAAGTGGTCAGTGATATAAGCCATGCGATCCTTAAGTTCAGCCAACAAAGAGAGAGCTTCTTTCTCATTAAGTTTAAACCCATTGTCTTCCTGCTTCTTCATGATGTGTGCAACTTGATGTTCAAGATCAACAGAGTGACCGTAGTCCTTGAGTTCTCTTGACAACTTGTCATACAGTTTCACGGTTACATTGACATCCTGCATACAATAGTCAGCCATCTCATCAGTGTACCCACCATCAAAATCAGTGAAGTCATCCTTGAAATCACCAAGCCTTTCACCCCATGCACGTAGACTATGACCACCCTCCAGTTGTGGATTCCATAGCCTTGACATGACCAGAGTGTCACGTACCTTGGAGAGGGGAATCGTTACTCCCCAAAGCCGTGACAGCACTGGTCCGTCAAACCCTATAATGTTATGTCCTACCACTACATCAGCCTTGTCCACTAGCTCTTGGACTTTGCCTGCATCTGTATACACAGACGTGTAGTTATCGTAGTTACAACCACAACACCATATCTTGTCATGTGCGAGGTTGGTCTCAATGTCGAGTACCAATACATTCATTCATCCTCATCCTCTAACTCAGACTCGTGCGTAATCCTGAGATTAAGATATTGCCCAAGTCCATCCTCAAACATTACCCATTCTTCACACTGTCTGTATGTTCCCATAAAGTGTGCATCGCTGACGTATACACCATCGCAAGCATACTCGTCACCAATGACTAACCACTTCCTACTTTTTAAACTTGGACTACAAATCATCTTCTTTAACCTCAGTCATCCTACCAGTAATACGGGAATAAAGCAAGCTACCTGCAGGCCCAGTCGTACCACTGAATCTGTTCTTCAGTACACGAACCTTAGTGGTGTTGCGTTCTGTCTCGTCTTCTGCTTGACCATTACGCTCCAATCCAATCACCATGTCGGATAGCTGTGCAATAGAACCAGAGCCGCGTAGTTGTGCTAGTGATGTAGCCGCACCTTCCTCATGCCCCTTAGACTCAGGACGCTTGAGGTGTGATACCACAATCAAAGAGATACCTGTCTCCTGAACAAGCATGCGTAGCTTGGTCATGATCTCATCTATTGCTTTTCGTTCATCACCACTGGCTTGAGCAGACACCACGATACTAATATGATCGAGGAATATGTAACGACACCCCAATCCCTTGGCAAGATACCGTACTCGATTAACAATATTATCGACAGAGGTACTACCAAAATGATCGAACAGATATACACGATCAGTCCCAAGTGTTTTGTCAAAAGCATCGCGCTTCTCCTCTGCAGTTGCATCGTTGTCTGGCAGGTGGAGAGGTTTGTTAGCCGCAAGTGACATCATTGATAAGCCTGTCTTGCGTACTGATTCTTCCAAGAACATCAAGCCAATGTTGTCTTCACTCTTGTTTAGCACATGCCATACAATCTCACGTACAAACTGTGACTTACCTAAGCCAGATCCTGCAGTGATAGTGACTAGCTCACCCTTGCGTATGCCATAGGTTAACGCCGTTAACCCTGCAAATGGATATGAACAATCTGCAGGAGCAAGAGGCTTCATCACCTCATCTAGTAACGCAGACCCTACGACAATCCCATCAGGTACATGCTGTTCAGCAGACCACCACTTGTCTGTGAACTCCTTCATGGTCTTGTTCTTCAAGTAGTCACACGCATCCTTCATACCATCGAGATGCTTGAACACCTTTGCCTTAGCACCAAACAGTTCAGCTACCTGTGATGCCGCACGTTGTCCTGCTTCATCAGCATCAAAGCACACCACAATATTGTCGAACGAATCGAGCCACTCAAAATTCTTCTGCACATCTTTGACAGCAGAGGATGCACCATTACGGATCGAGACTACTGGATACTTAGACCCAAGCATCTGGTATGCCGCCATCGCATCGAACTCACCCTCGACCAATGTGACGTACTTACCTGACTTGCTGAATAGATGCTGACCATATAGACCTGCACCTTTCCAATCACCATTGACCATGAAGCGTTTGTCTGCTGTGCGTACCTTCTCAGCAATCACATCACCACGCTCGTTGGTGTAGTTGAAGTGGTAATCTTTCCCATTCTTAGAACACTTGTATGCGCGAGCAGTATCACTACTAATCCCACGCTCGATAATCGTGACGTAGTTCTCTTGCGTCACATCTAGTTGTTTAGCTTCCACCTGTACCTCTCTATGGTTAACGTCGTTAACGTCTGTTGTAGGGGCTGTACGTGCCTCACACACAAAGCAATGCATCCATCCATCATCATTGATAGCGAGACCATCACTGCTACCGCAATCATTGCATGGTAGGTGCGTCTTTACAAAAGGCATGCTCGTTCTCCTTGTAGTAATTACACAACACAGTCAGCGCATAAGCCTCCTTGTTGTCCTCAACATAATCTGCAAGTGATTGAAGTACACGCAACAGACCATATTGGTAGATCATATCACGACAACACACAAGAGTATCGTGATTGCTGTGTTCTTCAAACGCAAGAGTCATTTCTTCAATTGGTAAATCAATCATATGAATTCCTACTAAGTAGTATGTAAGAGATTACTAAAGATATTAATAACCTCTTGCATAACTAATGAGAAAATATTATATCACGAATCCTCATCAAAGTCTGTTACTTCATCAGCGGCTTCCATCAAATCGAATCGCTCGCGTACAGGTACATCACCCAATCCTTTGAAGCAGGTGTTACACAGATCGACAAACTCTCCAGTCTCTGCGAATTTGCGAGTGGATTCAAAATCAGTCAGTGCAACATCACAACTGCGACAACGCATACGTATTACTCCTTACTATTGATACGACAACAAGGATAGCATAGGCCAATAAAAAATAGTAGAAGGACTTCATGTCCCACTCCAACTTTTGCTTATAAGCCAATGATATTTCGGAAGATAATAATATTCTGGATCGTAGTGCGGAGTCTCATCGTTGTGGTCTTGACGAGGGGACAGATCATATTTCTCCCTGTTGTTCTTGACAAAGGCGCGCACTGACGCCCCTGTCCTACCTACCATTTCTCCAATCTCAGCAGAAGTAGCACCTTGATTCCACATCTCAACGGCCCTGTCAATCTCCCACTGCTCCCACTTCATACGTGTCTCCAGTCATGACCGGAGCATATACGAGAGATTACACTGTTTGATACACCAAACTTCTCAGCCATAGCGACTGTAGTAACACGAGATAACTCCTCTCTCAATCGTAATCGTTCTTTGTTCAACGCAAGTATTAGTTCCACATCTTCTTCAGTCAGTTTTGATTTCCAATGTTGCGATCCTTTTGGTAACCAATCGTGGTTAACGCCGTTAACTTTACTCATGAGTAATCTACCTCTTTTAGTGCTTCCAAGTCAGGACCATCTCTCTCAACATCGCACCATATTGATCCGCTGTGTTCACAACCAGACTTGACAAGCTCAACAATATGCACAGGCAATCCATCCTCTGCCATGTCAAGCTCTACCTCTTGCAAGTGCCAGTAGTCTGGCATATCAGGATAGTTCTTCTCAAACTTCCACGTTGCACGTAGCGTAAAGTCATTGTCCTCTGAGTCATACCAACAATGGGTACACTCATAAACTGCATCATTAATTAACATACATCACTCCATACATACGTCCGACCTCATCACGAGTCATGAACTTGTGGTCAATATCCCGCACATCCTCAGCATCCAACCATGCATCCTTGGAGTTACCTCCCGCATCAATACCAAGGAACAACACACGACCTGCATACGGATCAGGGTACACATCAGGGACATACCAGAATGCAGACTCCTCATACAACCCATTGTCATTGACATAGATAGCATCACCGCCCTCATCGTACCCACCACTGCCGAATATATCGCACTGCAAATGCTTACTGATGTCCTTATAGTCATTCACTTCTACATTCTCAATCGTCTTGAGATATGGATCTACTAATACTGCTTTCATTACTTCACTCCTGCTATCAAACCGTCACGCATTGTGACCTGTGCAAAGAACTCTCGCCCCTTGTTATTCGTAAGTTGCGGCCTGTTAGAGCCTGTCAATACCCCATTGGTCTTGTATTCTGGACCAAAGTAGGATGTCTCAGTGTAGTTGAGACGCTGACCAATATGCTCACGCATTTCTTTCTTACTGCTGTAATTAAATATCATCATATTATGTACCTATATGTCATACACTTTTTAAAGGCGAGCAGTTTAGCCTCTTGCTCAGGAGGCGGAGGTTAACCGATTAGTGCGGCAACGTGCATCTGGGATACTTCATTGCCATCTGCAAAACGACCACGGTTACATGGCTTGTAAACTAATTGCTCACACCATGAGTCCCACAGTTTCTCTGTACTACGGTTGACCTTACACAAACTGACGTAGTTCATCAACTTGGCAAACTTAGTCTCCGGCCTTGTGATATCAGAGAACGTAAAGTCCTTTGGATTTACTTTGCGGAACCGTCGCAAGTTATGAACATCCATACACCCAACACGACCGAACATCATCTGCATGACAAATCCTGCCTTGACAGCGCGGAGTCCCGGAACTTCAATCAGACGCAACAGCATCGCCGCGTCCTTCTGGTCTTGAGTACCACCAAACTCTTTCTTCGGTGTCATCCATAACTGCATGAGATCATCATACAATTCCTTGCCGTGATCTTGCAGGTAGTGATGCGTGTCAATCTTGAAACCCCAGACGTACTTAGAGTTAACGCCGTTAACTTTGTAGTCGTCCATCTGACGCTTCATCGTATGGAATGGTGTCTTGACAGACAACACAACAAACATTATTCCCATGCTCATTTGCTCATGGTTCTCTTGCATGTACTCATTGATGATTGGGTTATGTTTCTTAAACATCTTTATTCTCCAAATACTTTTCCCCAAGGTATGCTCCGCCCGCAAAGACAAAGCACACCACCGTAATAATTGCAATTGTTGTAAACAAATCCATCAGTCTTGAAACTCCGGAGTATCTAGCCCTTCGTAAGCATCCATCACCTGCCGACAATGCGAGTGAAAGAAGTCTTGCATTCTACGCTCAAGCTCATTCGACTGGTCATATGATAAGTCACGCGCAACATAGCGCAACGCCCAGTATGCCCCACCAATCTTGCAACTCACGCGAGGCTCGAAAGTCTTGGGTTCGTTGAAAGCGCAAGCATACATATCAACGTGTTCAGGCTTTGAGATATCCTCAGTAACCTCATTGATGAATGCACTCAGTAATGTTTTAACTGTAATCATTTGTAACCTCCAGTGGTTAACGTCGTTAACAATCCAACCAATCGGCACAGCTTGCCAACTGATGGAATCAGTATATCACAGGCAAACGCCCGCGTCTGTCAATCTCAAATCGCTTATGAATCACAAATCGTCTAATTTTTTTTGCGTTCAAAATTTTTTGAGATTTTTTTCTTGCTCAAAATTCAGGCACAAAAAAAGAGGGCTTTCGCCCTCCTCCTCCGTTATGCCACCTTATCCAGTATCGCTTCGTTCAACCCGCCGGACTTGATAGCCTTGAGTGCGTCCTCGATATTCTTCATCGTGTAGGATTCTTCTAAGGCTTTCTCGATTAGCTTGGCTAGTTTCTCTTCAAGGATCCATGCTTTCGGGTCTTGCTCGTCCTGCAATGCTTGGCGGCAGGCTTTCGCATAACTTGCAATGTCGCTTGCATCAGAGGCCATGGATACTGCCATTTCCTTACAGGCTTTCGCCGTCCAGAATGCTTTGTCCTCTTGGCCCTTGCGCTCCCCAATTGAGAATTCAAGGATGCATTTACGATTAGACTTGAGAACCTTAACCGATTCTTTTTTCATACCGCCCGCAATTACTGCTGACTCGAAAGCCTTTAAGTATTCGGCGATAGATTCCTTGGTCAGGTTAACGTCGTTAACTAGGTTTTTCATGTTCTCAACGTGAGAGGTCAATTTCTCTTGAGTTGCAAGAGTGGCTTCAACGTCCGCGTTTAGGTATTGGTCAAAGTTTGAGTTTTTCATAATGTCCTCTTGTTTATCTATGAATGGCCTCAACGCCATATGTACATAATACTCTTATGCGCGAGCATTGCAAGCGATTCGCTCAATTATTTTCATAGGTTAACGCCGTTAACCATGGGGCGCTTTTCATAGTGTGGGGTATCTGTAGGGTACTGTCTCGACACTCACACTCTGCAATTATCGTGCCAACTTTGAAGACTAGCAAGAACTATGCCAGCTTTTTTCATGCAACAACCGTGCCAACTCACAAGGGGGCGGGGGCGGCACAGGTCTTATCGCGCATATAGAGTACCTACTCAGATACAAAAAAGAGTGAAATTAAAAAAAAAGATATAAGGATAAGTTGATATGCTTTTGCGTTATAAGTATTATGTTCTTATTACTAAAAATCAATCGCGCACTGCGGAGAACAAACTACTGAAACCCGCTGAGTAAAAGGAATCTGCACTGAATATTAAATAATGCTTGACAAATGCTACAAAGTATGGTATAATCTCTGTCACTAAAGAAACGCAAGAGACAATATTAAAACCATTTGCAAATAATATTACACTCTTGAGATAAGATGCAAGAGAAATATTGTATATAAGCAATAACCTCTTGCGATGTGTGTTGCGTAAAACTACATAGAGTACAGAATGACTGAGAATACTCAACCAAAGAAACGTGGTCGCCCCAAGAAGAGTCTTGTTGAGGCTAAGAAAGCAGGCAATCGAGGTGTTCGTGGAAGACCTCCCGGAGATGCGGCGGCGATTAATGAATTTAAAGCTCGCTTGTTAGCCAGTCCTAGATCTCAAAAGGTTCTGGACAGTATCATGAGCGCGGCACTAGATGATGAGCATAAGAATCAGGCGGCGGCATGGAAGTTGTTGATGGATCGTATGTTGCCTGTAAGTTATTTTGAAAAAGATAAGAATAATACTGGAAGATCATCTGTGTCTATTACTATTAAAGGCGTAGGTGGAGAGACTGTTGTTACTAATGACGAGGATATTATAGATGTTACCCCAGAATCTGATTGAAACTATCAAGGAAGACTTGGTAAGACACGAAGGGTACGTCACAGAAATCTATCTATGCTCTGAGAACTACCCTACCTTTGGTATTGGTCACATGGTAACAGAAGATGACATGGAACATACGTGGCCTGTTGGAACTCCTGTGACTGATGAGCGTATCCTCCAAGTATTTCATGACGATTGCAATGCCGCTTGTACTGATGCAAGTGCTTTGTTTTTAAACTTTAGCTCACATCCTGATGATGTACAACGTGTGTTGGTTAACATGGCTTTTAATCTAGGACGTTCACGTTTAGGTAAGTTTAAGAATATGATCACTGCTGTGAATGAAGGTAACTACTCTAAGGCCGCAGATGAAATGGTAGATTCAAAGTGGTATCGTCAGGTGAAACGCCGTGGCGAAGAACTTGTAGAGATCATGCGTGGAGCTTAATGTTGAGTTGCTCCCGTGGCAACAAGATGTCTTCAATGATAAAGCCCGTTTTAAGATTGTCGCCGCAGGTCGTCGTACTGGTAAGTCCCGTTTAGCCGCGTGGCAACTTATCATCTATGCGCTGCAAACCGAACGCGGGCATGTGTTTTATGTTGCGCCAACTCAAGGACAGGCTCGTGACATCATGTGGTCTACTCTGCTAGAGTTAGCACATCCAGTCATTAAAACTTCTCACATAAATAACTTGCAAATTACGCTAGTCAATGGTTGCACTATCTCACTGAAGGGTGCTGATAGACCAGAGACCATGCGTGGTGTATCCCTTAAGTTCCTTGTTATGGACGAATATGCGGATATGAAGCCTAGTGTCTGGGAACAGATTCTACGTCCTGCACTCGCTGACCAAAAGGGTGATGCCATGTTTATTGGTACGCCTATGGGGAGAAACCATTTCTATGACCTCTATCACTACGCCACGTTGGGAGATGATGAGAGCTATAAGGCTTGGCATTTTACATCTTATGATAACCCGTTGCTTGATCCAGAAGAGATTGACACAGCTAAGAAGTCCATGTCCTCATATGCATTCCGCCAAGAATTTATGGCATCGTTTGAAGCTATGGGGTCAGAAATCTTCAAAGAGAATTGGGTACAGTTTGATGATGAAGAACCTGAGTTTGGTGATTATTATATTGCAGTTGACCTCGCGGGTTTTGCGGATGTCGAATCAGCCACTAAGTCACGTGCAAAAAAACTAGACCAAACAGCAATTGCGATTGTCAAAGCCAACGAAGATGGTTGGTGGGTAGCAGATATTATTTATGGTAGATGGGATATCAAGAAGACCGCCAAGAAAATATTTGATGCTGTCGAATACTATCGTCCAGTTGCAGTTGGTATAGAAAAAGGTGCGCTCAAGAATGCCGTACTTCCTTACTTAACAGACATCATGAAATCTGGGCAGAGGTTCTTTCGGGTGGAGGAACTTACACATGGTAACAAAAAGAAAACTGATCGTGTAGTATGGGCGTTGCAAGGACGTTTTGAACACGGACAGATAACATTAAACAAAGGTGACTGGACTGCTAACTTTCTTGATGAGTTGTTTCAGTTTCCTAATGCGTTAGTACATGATGACTTGGTAGATGCTCTTGCATACATTGACCAGTTAGCAAAGGTTTCGTATCACTACGATTACGAAGAAGATGAATTTGAAATACTTGATCCAGTAGCAGGATATTAATATGGACTATGAAAACGACAGCACTTTTGACAGCACACTAGAATCATGGGTTATTGGTAAATGTAACCAGTGGCGTGATCATTTTGAATCTAACTACTCTGAGCGATTTGATGAATACTATCGTCTTTGGCGTGGTATCTGGGCTGAAGAAGATTCAATGCGAGCGTCAGAGCGTTCACGTTTAATCTCTCCTGCTCTGCAACAAGCAGTAGAGTCTAGCGTTGCTGAGGTTGAAGAAGCTACCTTTGGTCGTGGTAAGTGGTTCGACATCAAGGATGACTTAGCGGATCAACAGCCACAAGACATCCAACAGTTACGTAATCAATTAGATGAAGACATGAAGTTTGTTGCCGCACGTAAGGCGATTGCTGAATGCTTACTTAACTCGGCTGTCTTTGGTACAGGCATTGGAGAAATTGTACTGGATGAAGCCAAAGAACTAACTCCTGCTACTCAGCCTGTCATGGGCGGAGAAATGCAAGCTGTTGGAGTAATGGAAAAACCACGTACAGTTTGTAAGCTACGTCCGGTAATGCCTCAGAACTTTTTGATTGATCCTGTTGCTACCAGTATTGATGAGGCTCTTGGTGTAGCAATTGATGAGTTCCTTCCTACACATCAGGTAGAGATTGCTCAACAGCAAGGTATTTACCGTGATGTAGATATTGGATCTCCTGCAACTGATGTTGATCTTGAGCCAGACCAAGATATTAATATCTATGAAGATGACAAGGTTCGTGTTACTAAATACTATGGCCTTGTTCCTGCTGACTTGTTATACAAAGAAGTGTATGGCGAAGATGTAGAAGAAGTACCAGAAAGCGAAGAACTATATGTTGAGGCTATCGTTGTTATTGCTAACGGCGGAGTGCTTTTAAAAGCCGAAGAGAATCCCTACATGATGCAAGACCGTCCTGTTGTGGCTTTCCCTTGGGATGTAGTACCGGGACGTTTCTGGGGACGTGGTGTATGCGAGAAAGGATATAATGCGCAGAAAGCCCTTGACACTGAATTGAGAGCTAGAATTGATGCGCTTGCGCTTACTGTACACCCTATGCTTGCTGTTGATGCTTCACGCTTACCTCGCGGAGCTAAAATGGAAGTTAGACCCGGCAAGGCCATCCTTACGAATGGTAATCCCGCAGAAATATTACAACCCTTTAACTTTGGAAAACTTGACCCTAACACGTTTAACCAGTCAGCCTCTTTGCAACAAATGGTTCAGATGGCAACTGGAGCTATTGATGCGGCAGGTATCCCAGGAAGTATTAATGGAGACGCCACAGCCGCAGGTATCAGTATGTCACTGGGGGCCATCATCAAACGCCACAAGCGTACATTGATTAACTTCCAAGAGTCTTTCTTACTTCCGTTTGTATCTAAGTCTGCACATCGTTACATGCAGTTTAACCCTGAGTTGTATCCCGCAAAAGATTATAAGTTTGTTGCAAGTAGTTCTTTGGGTATCATTGCTCGTGAGTATGAGGTTACTCAGTTAGTACAATTGCTTCAGACTATGAGTCCTGAGTCTCCAATGTATCCAATGTTGATTGAATCAATTGTAGACAACATGAACTTGAGTAATCGTGAGCAAGTAATTGAAGGTTTACGTCAAGCGAATCAACCTAACCCTCAAGCACAACAAGCTCAGCAAGCGGCTATGCAAATGGAAATGGCTCAGAAAGAAGCAACCATTGCAAACATTCAAGCGCAGACTGCAGAGATTATGTCACGAGTTGAACAGAATGCAATTGAATCACAATTACTTCCACTTGATTCAGAAACAAAACGACTAGCTGTTATGGCTAAGGGTATGAAGTCTGAAACAGATAAACAGTTTGACCAAACTGCAAAAGTTGCAGAGCTTGTCTTACGTGAACGTGAACTAGAGCAAAGAGAAGATTAATTTATGGTAGTAACTAAGAAAGAGTTCCAAGAAATCATTGAACAAATGAATGGTATCTTGATAAAACTTGATCAACGTATTAAGCAATTAGAAGATGTTAAAACCCCTCGTACAACAAAGACTGCAAAAAGTGTGCCAAAAGACTTGACAAATGAATAAAAGTGTGGTATAATAGTTGCATCTAAATTAGGGGGAAACTCTTTGAGTCCTGAAGAACAAAAGTATTACGAAACTTACTTTGATCTTTTTATGTCAGATGGTTGGAAACAATTCATGGAAGAGATCAATGAAATTCTTGATAGACATCGTATAGAAGATATTAAAAATGAAACACATTTAGCGTTTGTCAAAGGTGAACGCGATGCACTGTTCAGAGTAAGACGCTTTGAGACAGGCATCAAATCAGCTTATGACGTATTGCAGGGGCAGAAATAATGCTTAGGCGATACGATTATAAATGCACCGTATGTAATCATACAGAAGAAGACTGGGCTGATACTTCAGACTGTGACTTCTCAACCTGTAAGACCTGCGGTGAAACATCAGTACGGATAATCTCTCCTGTCCGAACACATTTCGTTGGTCACGGTTGGCCGGATCAAGACGATAGGTGGGCTAAGGATCATGAGAGAGCCGCACGTAAATAGTAATCCATAATGGCTAACGCCACGGAGTTTAACAATATGGCACGTTTTTTAGATGAGAGTCCCGAATATCAACCAGAGGACGGGGAAGCACTCGCTACACTAGAAGAGGAAGAGCAGATTCCTGAAGAGGAACAACCTGCAGAACCTGAAGAGATACAAGAAGCAGAAGATGATATTCCTGAAAAGTATCAGGGTAAGGACATCCAAGATGTTGTCCGAATGCATCAAGAAGCTGAAAAGCTCTTAGGAAAACAATCCTCAGAAGTTGGCGAACTCCGCAAGATTGTTGATGATTTCGTAAAGACGCAACTAGAAGCCAAGAATAGCCCACAAGAAAAAGACGAAGAGTTCGACATTTTTGATGACCCGGACAAATACATTGAGCATAAGCTAGCAAACCATCCTAAAATTAAGGAAGCGGAAGAGCTATCTCGCTCAATGAAACAAGCTGAGATTTATAATACGCTACAAGCAAACCATCCTGACTTCCAAGATATTATTCAGGACGCTAAGTTTGGGGAGTGGGTAGCAAGCTCAAAGGTACGAACTGAATTGTACCAGAGAGCGGATCAAAAGTTTGATTATGATAGTGCTGATGAACTTCTCACGTTGTGGAAAGAACGTCAAAACATCGTAGCTGAAACTGGAAAGATGCAAGAGGCTGATCGTAAGCGTCAGTTAAAGGCCGCTTCAACCGGAACAGCCAAGGGTTCAACAGAGAAACCAAGTCGTAAAATCTATCGTCGTGCTGATATTATTAAACTTATGCAAACAGACCCTAACAGGTATCAAGATATGGCGGCTGAGATTCGCCAAGCATACGCTGAGGGTCGAGTTAAATAGCCTTTAGGAGATATTTACAATGGCAAACTTAACCCCCGCAAGTAACAATACGGTTACTTTAGCAAACGCAGGCACGTTCATTCCAGAACTGTGGTCAGATGAAATCATTGCGGCGTACAAGCAGAACCTCGTTCTCGCTAACCTCGTAAACAAAATGCCTATGACTGGCAAGAAGGGTGACACTCTTCACATTCCTAAGCCTACTCGTGGCGCGGCTAATGCTAAGACAGCGGCTGACACAGTAACAATTCAGCAGACTGCTAACACAGAAGTGCAAGTAGTTATCGACAATCACTACGAATATTCTCGTTTGATTGAAGACATTGCAGAAGTACAAGCGTTGGATTCACTCCGCCGTTTTTACACTGACGATGCAGGTTACGCTCTTGCTAAGCAAGTCGATGACGATCTGTTCGCGGAGTTGTTGAACGTGTCAAACGATGCAGGTACTGCTGATGGTTCTGATGCTACTCAGTCTCACTACCAGATCAACGGTGCTTCTGACGCATTGATTGACTATGATGACTCCACTGCTCTTGAAGCGTTTTCTGATGCGGCTTTCCGCAACATGATTCAAGCGTTGGATGATGCGGATGTTCCTATGGACAATCGTGTTCTTATCATTCCTCCTTCAATCCGCAATGCAATCATGGGCATTGAGCGTTACGTGTCTTCTGACTTTGTAAACGGTCGTGGTGTTAACAACGGTCAGATTGGTCAGCTTTACGGTGTAGACGTTTACGTTACATCTAATGCTCCAACTGTCACTGGAACTAACACTTCTGGACGTGTAGCAACTATCATGCACAAGGATGCTTTCGTTCTTGCTGAGCAGATGGCTGTTCGTTCACAGACTCAGTACAAGCAAGAGTTCCTTGCTAACCTCTTCACTGCAGATACTCTGTATGGTACTAAGGTACTCCGTGAAGAAAACGTACTTTCAGTAGTAGTTTAATCTACTGATCCGGGGGAGTCTATTCAGGCTCCCCTGTCTTATTCTACACACTGGAGATTTGAATGGGTATTTTTCGTGGAACAGGTGGTACAGGTGATTCTACTACTGATGCTACAATTACTGAAGTAACCCAACAGGCTACTAACGCCGCTCAGTCTGCCAGTGATGCCGCAAGCTCTGCGTCGAGCGCATCTAGCTCCGCAAGCACCGCAACTACTAAAGCAAGTGAAGCATCTACCAGTGCGGCGAATGCGGCGGCATCCGAATCTAGTGTTGCCGCTTCTGCTTCTACTGCAACTACCAAAGCATCTGAAGCTTCAACCTCTGCAACCAACGCCGCAACTAGTGAGACCAATGCGGCAACCTCAGAAACCAATGCGGCAACTTCTGCAACTTCTGCGGCAACCTCCGCAACAAGTGCATCAACGTCAGCAACTACTGCTACGACTAAAGCATCTGAAGCGGTTACTTCTGCTACCTCAGCGGCTACTTCTGCAACCAATGCCGCTACTTCAGCAACTTCTGCTAGTACCGCACAGACAGCGGCTGAGACTGCTCAGACTGCCGCAGAAACAGCGCAAACTGGAGCAGAGACTGCAGAGACTAATGCGGCCACATCCGCTACTTCAGCGGCTTCTAGCGCAACCTCTGCATCAACTTCCGCATCTACAGCAACTACTAAAGCATCTGAGGCATCCACTAGCGCAACTAATGCGGCTACTTCAGAAACCAATGCCGCTACTTCAGAAACCAACGCATCCAATAGCGCAACTTCAGCGGCTACTTCAGCAACTAGTGCAAGTACTTCTGCTACTAATGCGGCAACTTCTGCTACTTCAGCTTCTACTTCAGCAACCAATGCATCTAATAGTGCATCTTCTGCGTCTACATCAGCAACAGCGGCTGAGTCTGCTAAAGATGCGGCTTTAGCGGCTCTTGATTCTTTTGATGACCGTTATCTTGGAACTAAAACCACAGACCCTACTGTAGACAACGATGGTAATGCTTTAGTTGCAGGGGCTTTGTATTTTAATACAACTGATGATGTAATGAAGGTTTATGAAGGGTCTACTTGGGTAGCCGCTTATGCGTCACTCTCAGGTGCGCTTCTTGTTGTAAATAACTTAAGTGATTTGAATAATGCAGGCGCGGCTCGTACTAATCTTGGGTTAGGCACTGCGGCTACTACGGCATCTACAGACTACGCTACAGCCGCACAAGGAACACTTGCGGATTCTGCAGTTCAACCCGGTGATAACATTTCCGGTTTAACTAATGATGCAGGTTATGTTACAACAGATACGACTTATACAGCAGGAAGCGGCCTAAGTCTTACAGGAACAACCTTTGCAAATACTGCTCCTGATCAGACTGTTACTTTAACAGGTTCTGGTGCCACTACAGTTACTGGTACATACCCCAACTTCACAATCTCCAGTACAGATACTGACACTAACACTACATACTCCACAGCGACAGCTAGCACTCTAGGTCTCGTCAAGATTGGCTACACAGAGAATGGTAAGAACTACCCTGTCGAGCTTTCTAGTGGACAGATGTATGTTAATGTACCGTGGACTGATACTACAAATGCCGCAACTCTTGATGGTATTGACAGTAGCCAGTTCCTAAGAAGTGATGTGTCGGACAGTCACTCAGGCACACTTACACTAGATGTCGTTCAAGTTGGCAATGAACTCAGACTCCCTAATAACACATCTCTTACAGACGTAACCCTGACAGGCACTAGTGACCAAGACACAGGTTTTAACTGGTCAGGCTCCAATGCTGTTAATTACGTTTCTGGGGGTGTACTAAAGTATAACTTAAACAATGTCTGGCACGAGGGCAATGATGGCTCCGGCAGTGGCCTAGATGCTGATACTCTTGATGGTATTCAAGCTACTGGTTTCTTGTATAGAGACTTAACTAACTCAGACAGAAATTTAAACTTTAATACTGGTGGGACAAATAGTGGTGGAGGCATCTGGTTAGGCAATAGTGCTGACACACATATTTTTAATATTTACGGAGATGGAAGTAGTACCGGCTTCTTAAAATCAAAATGGGGAGCTTGGGATTTAAAGAAAATTGTCGGGGGTAACCTTCAGGTTGACCACGGAGGTACGCTGTACACAGTATGGGATAGCTTTAACGATGGTTCTGGCTCTGGCTTAGATGCCGATACTGTAGATGGCATTCAAGCAAGTTCATTTATTAGAAACGACACAAGTAATTCAGTAACTAATTATGGTAACAAAGTTACTTTCTATTCTAACACCAATGCGGCAACAACTTCTGGTAGCCAAGCTAGTTTAGAGTGTTACTCTTCTGGTGCAGGTAATGATGCTTTTATGGCATTTCATGTTGGTGGAGATTACGCAACATACTTTGGGCTTGATGGCGATACTAATGATTTATTCGTTGGTGGATGGTCTAAGGGTGCAAGTAGATATAAGATTTGGCATGCAGGCAATGATGGCTCTGGCTCTGGTTTAGATGCTGATTTGCTTGATGGTGTACACGCTTCATCATTCGCTAGAAAAGACTCAGGTGTTCCCGACTTCCAATACGGTATACAAGCGTCAAACTTGTATATAGGCACAGACGGAGATACTGACGGGGATTTTGATGTAACGATAAGGACTGTTTCTGCTAGTGGTGTTTTATATTTAAATTCCGGTAGCACTGGCCATGTATATGGTAATAATTCTGTAAGATCGCCAATTTTCTACGATAGCAATGACACAGCTTATTACGTTAATCCTCTCGATACATCCAACATAAACGTTGAGCGAGTTAACTGGCTTGGCATAGGAGCCAATGCTAACACCTCAGGCTACCGTCTAAATATGGGCGGTTCTATTGACATGAATAACTATACTCTTGATTACTGCGGTCAAGTTCATTTCAATGACAACGTAAGATTTTATGATGATGGTAATGATAATTATCTAAACTTTAAATGGGGTGACTCTGGATCAGGAGGCATTAAGTTTCTTGATGGCGATAATACACTACACGGTTATATCTATGGTGATGGGAGTGGTAGATTCGGGCTTTTAGATAATGATGGGAATTTTGCTGTAAAAATACAGACTGGCACGAATCCCATGATGCTAAGCTGTGACAATAACGTAGAATTTTATGTGTACAACTCATACACATATACTCCCGGGTCATCTCGCGCTCCTCTTTTCTACGACAGTAATAACACAGCTTATTT